CACGTCAGAGGAATGGGACTTCCGGCAACAGTATTTGAATCAATGGGTTCCTACCGTCGTTGCGCCGTTCATTGACGCAAACCTCGTTGACGATTGCGTGACTTACGATCCGATGCCGGATGGGCCGGTGTCGTTCGGCGTTGACATCGCGACGGATCGGACGCATGCGTGCATCGTGGCGTGTAGCGATAAGACGCTAGAGGTTATCGACGCGGGGGACGGTACGTCATGGGTTTTCGGGCGAGTGCGTGAACTAGCCGAACGTTGGAATCCGCCCGCTATCGGCATCGACGCGGGTAGCCCGGCGCAAACGATCGCGGATCAACTTTCGGTTACCGAATTCGCGGGCCAAGTCGTGACGTTCAACGGACGGGACATCGCGAGTGCGTCGGGACGGCTCTTCGATCTACTGCAAGCCAAAGCCATACGGATTCGTAGTCATCCATCCCTCATCGATGCGTTGTTAGCGGGGCGGAAACGGATGTACGGACAGTCATGGACGTTCGCCCGAGATACCGGCACCGTGTCCGGAGTCCCCCTCGTGGCGGCCACCCTCGCTCTTGGAGCCTCTGAGCGGCTCGGAGAGCCGGTAGAAACGTCGGCCATATGGTGAGCCTGCCTAGCCTCCGGAAACGCTCCCCCGGTGGCTCTCTGGCCCGGCGCGGGCCACGCGCGCGAACGCTCTACGCCACCGATGGCCGCGACATCTTGGCGAACGATCCGCAATCGTGGGAAATCCTCCAGCCGTGGCTTTGGTTCACGGGTCCGGCAGGCTCGGACGGCACGGGTGGGCCATGGGGAAATCCGCCGCCCGGTGCCATGGACTATCCGGGTTACGTGTCGTTGCCTGCCGTTGGCCGTTGTACATCGTTGCTGACGGAGACTATTGCGGGGATGCCGTGGTTCGTCTTCCGTGGTTGGGAAAAGCTCGACACGCCACCGTGGATTAGTGATCCGCAAGTGTTGCGCGAAGACGGACGCGTGCAAGCATCGACGATGGATCAAGCGCGATTGTCGGCCGTCGAATTCTGGACGCAATGGTTGGTGTCGGCACTCTGGTACGGGGATGGCTACATTTGGTGTCCCGTGCGGAACGTGGATGGATCACCGGCAACGCCCATGTGGATTATCAACCCGCAAACTGTGACGATTGACGATGGACAGTATTACGTCGGAGACGTCTTGATGAATCCCGGTGAAATCATCCATCTACGCGGTAACCCTCCGTACGTGAAGGGACACGGCACCGGTGTCTTTGATCGCAACGGGCTGGACATAGCTCTTGCCGCGACGGTTCGTCAGTACGCGGGATCGCAGTACCAATCGGGTATCCCGTATGGCTACATCAAGTCAACGCAACCAAGGATGGATGCGAAGCAAGCGACGGACTTGAAGACGGGATGGATGGCCCAACACGGTAACGCGCAACGGAACATAGCCGTCTTGAACGCGACAACGGACTTTGTGCCATTGGGGATTAGCCCGATAGATGCGCAGTTAGGCCAAGCTCGTGAATGGTCGTTGCGGGATGTCGCTATGGCGTTTGGCGTGCCTACGTACATGTTGGGCGTACCCGGTGACAGTGCTACGTACGCAAATGTCGAGTCACGTATGATTGAGTTTCGCACTTTCTCATTGCTCCCTATCATGCGACGTGTTGAGTCCACGCTTGATGCACAATTCCCCAAGGGGACAGAGCTAAAGATTATCTCTGCCGGGCTAGAGCGCGCCGATACGATGACGCGCTATAACGCGTACAAACTCGCTATCGATTCCGGCATCATGACGCGTGATGAAGCACGCGCACTCGAGAATCTGCCTCCGCTCGGAACGTCGGCCGACGAATCCCTACCCCCGAACCATCCCGGACCACCGGCCGGTGATGCGAATAGCGAACCTCCACCAATCAATGACACTCTGTCCACGCAAGAAACGCTATAGCTCGGAGCTAGACGCAAAGCTCGCACTATTCGCGGCACAACAACATGACAAGAGAGACAAGCAAGCGTCACGCGTCTATGAATGTCCGTACTGCCGTGGATGGCACCTAACATCGCAGAGGAAGCGAACATGACTTACACACTGCCGATGGAGATTCGCAACGTAGACACGGCCGCACGCACCATCACGGGCGTTGTTGCGCCGTACGACGAAACAACTTTCCTCGTTGCCGATGCCGGTGGCGAACGTATCCATCGTGGCGCGTTCAACCGATCCATTGCCCAACGCGGAACGAAGATCCCGCTATGCATCAACCACGATCACTCATCGGCCGTCGGCATGTCGCGCGAATGGTTGGATGGGGACACCGGCTTACGTGGAGTGTTCGAAGTCCGAAACGATCCACGCGGACATGAAGTGTTGGCCGACGTAGAGCTTGGCTATCTCGCGGGCATGTCCGTTGGCTTCACGGCTATTGATCGTAAGCGTAATCACGATGGCGTGATGGAAGTACGCGAAGCGCGTCTATACGAAGTATCCCTAGTCTTGTTCGGCGCATACGATGGCGCAAAGGTGTTAGCAACGCGTCAAGCTCAGGATCTAGATGACATGTTGAAGCCGTTTCAAAATCCACCGGCTTTGCCTATTCCCTTCGTCCCTCCATGGGCGTAGCTTGACCGGTGATCGTCCCCCGCGTCGGTCGCAGCACTCGGCCAGGGTTGCACTATTCGTGGTGAGCGGAAGTCACAACCCGGCCGAGTGCCCACATAACGCATAGCTCGCACGGCTAGCCCGTATTCCGGATAGCACCTATCGCGCGATAGCTCGCTATCGACGGAATGCACCTAGCTAGGCACCTATGGATGTCCGTTGTCCGTAGCCTAGTTAGAAAGGGATAGCCGTGCTTACTTATTTGCAGAAACTACGCAACGAACGTGATTCGTTGTCGGCAACGTCTTCCGGGATTCTGGAGAAAGCCGCAGACGAAGATCGCACCGTTACGGATGTCGAAAAGGCATCGGTTGCGAAGATGGCCGAACGTTGCGCCACCATCGATGAAGAGCTAACGACATTCTCCGCTCAGTATGAGTCGCAGAAACGTTACGCGGATTTGCGTGCCCGCATCGAAGATGCCGACGATGTGCCGGAACACAAAGAGCTAGAACGCCGTAAGCCTGCCGAACTGGAGCCGCGCGGGTGGGGGCAGTTGTTTGTGCGTAGTGCGGAATTCTCGCGGTACGACGGCTTTGGCAGCATGGCACCGGTATCCGTTCCGCATTCGTTCGAACGCGCGCCCATCGATTCGAGCGGCATTGGTGGATTGCCGGTACCGCCGTACACGTATACGGTCCCTGGCCCGACGTTCCCAACGGCGTTACTTGATGCCGTGGGCCATGTCTCCACGAATAACAGTGTCGTCCAATGGTTGGTGGAATCTGGCCTATACCCGGATGCGGCCATCGTTGCGGAAGGTGCGTTGAAGCCGGAAGCAAACTTTACGCTTGACACTGAAACGGCTTCACTTGTCACATACGCGCATCATAAGGGGATTACCCGTCAGGCATTAGCTAACATCCCAATGATTCAAAGCATTGTGGAGAATCAGCTACGTGGCGGTATCTATCAAAAGCTCGAAAAGGATGTCGTCCAATCGTTGATTAGTGCCACGCTTACGGAAGTCGCACAAGCGTCGGCCACGGACGGTTCCGCATTCCTAGCGGCTATTCGGTATGCCATGGGCATTGTCCAGGGACAGGGATTCCCGGCCGGTAACACTGTGCTCTTGAATCCTGCCGATTGGGCTTACCTTGACGTGTCCGTGATGCATGAGACCACGGCTGGACCGGTGAGCCCATCGGGATTCTGGGGATTGCGTCCTATCTCATCCCCCGGTGTTCCGGTTGGTACGGCGTACGTTGGTGACTTGAAGAGCGGCGTAACGCTATTCGATCGCGGCCAAGCATCCGTGTTCATGTCGGATAGCCATTCGGATTATTTCGTGCGAAACATCTTGGTCATCCTTGCGGAAATCGAAGCGTTGCCGATGGTGACGCAAGCATCCGCGCTTGTGCGGGTTACTCCGTACGCGGGACCGTAAGGGATCGGCACATGCCCACATCGGTTGATCGGTTGCAGACGCATCTAGGGTTGCGTGGCGCGCGTCCGGAAGATGAAGACGCAATGTTGTACGCCGTTGATGCTTCGAACGATTGGGTATCGACGTTGCGGCCGGATCTTCCGGTGTGGGCAGAGGGTGACGACTCCGTGGTGTGGCCGCCCCGCGTGGATGAAGCCGCAACGTTGCTAGCCGCATTCCTCTATAGCCGACGCGGCACGGTTACAGGTGTTGCCTCATTCCAAGATGCCGGGGTGGCCGCGTTACCGCAGACGGACCCGTCGCTTGCATCGTTGCTAGAGCTTGGCCGCTATCAACTGAGTGTGACGGCATGAGTAGCGCGGATTACGCACGGGAAGTAGTCGAGAAATTGCAAGCGGCCGGTGTCGCGGCAACGTGTGATCCGCGCGGAGCGCAAGTCCCGTGTGTGTTGGTGGAGCCGCCATCCTTTGCGAATTACGAATCGATGTGTGATTCGGCGCGCGGTACGTGGAATGCGTTTTGTCTCGTGCCTAGCCCGTTGAACCTAGATACGTGGGATGTGCGTTGCACGCTTGAAGCGGCCGTTGCTTCCGTGTTGCCGGTGACCACGGCTCAATCAGTCCAATACTCATTGTCTCCGGATAGTCCGTCCGTGCCAGCATTGCAAATGTCGTGGGAAGGGAGTTACGAGCTATGACGCTAGTAGATAGTCGGGTCCGAAAAGGTGAACTAACGTTTGGTGCGGATACAACGTTTGCTTGCCAAGCCACTAACGTTCACGTCACGCCGAGTTACGATGACGATGGCGACCAAGTAGAGACATTGTGTGGTGATGTCGTTCCGCCCGGTAAGAAAGAGTCATGGGTTATCGCGGGCACGTCGGTTCAAGACTTCGATGATCCGCAAGGATTCCTCACGTACTGTTTCGAGAATCGAACCACGACACAAGCGT